CTGATTACGGTAAATTTTTACAAGTTTTTGAAAAAGCTTGTAATATATCGCTTGTTAGTGATGTAGGTTTAGACTTTTACGGTCAGTATCAAAAGATTATTGATGAGTTAGGTGCACCTAATGAAACTATACCAATAGGCTGGGATTTTATTGATAATAAAATCGGTGGTGGTTTAGCTAAACGTGGTAGAGCATTGTATTTGTTCTTAGGACCAACTAATGTAGGTAAGTCTATATTTTTAGGTAATATTGCAGCTAATATGGCTGCTAGAGGTCTTACCACTGTTCTTATTTCTCTTGAAATGCCTGAAATGATGTATGCAAAGAGAATTAGTAGTCATTTATCTAAAATTCCAATTGGGGAAATACAACAACAAATTAAACCGTTAGAGAATTTCTTTATGAGTGTTACAGATACTCATAAACAGAAACTACTTATTAAAGAATTCCCACCAAAGAGTATTACAATCGGTGGCATTAAATCTTACCTTGAATCTTTAGTTAAAAAAGGTATTAAACCGGATATTCTTGTAATAGATTACCTTGGTTTAATTAAAGCTAGTAGCGGTGATAACTCTTATGAACAGGGTAAGAACACAGCAGAAGAACTAAGAGCACTGTCTTATTTCTTTAATGTGCCTATAGTTAGTGCAATTCAAACAAACCGTGATGGTATGGAAAAGCCTGGGTTAGAAAACGTATCCGAATCTCTAGGTGTTGCATTTACTGCTGATGTTGTTTGGTCTATTCATCAAGAACAAGGCGATCAAGATCTCGGACTTATTCGTTTGGGATGTATTAAGAACCGTGTTGGACCTAAACACACACCAGAAACAATGAGAATTGACTATAGCACTTTATCTTTAAAGGTAGAAAAAGAATACAGTAAAGATGCCAATAACAATTCAAATGAAGATGAAATGATGAATTTAGAAAGAAAGCTGGAAAATATTACTAAGATAGTTAAATAACCATTGTGAATCCCAACAACATATATGTTTTTACAGATATTGACCTAGACGGTGCAACTAGTCTGTTAATATTGCATTGGGCATTAAAGTCAAAGCTAGGAGACATTAAATTTAAAGCCTGCACTGTTAGTACTTTTAGAAAAGAGTTCTTAAAGTGGCTAGAAGATGATAATTTTGACAATTATGATAATGTTTTGTTTCTAGACTTAGATACAAGTAGTTGTGTTGACTTAATTGATAACAAAAAAGCTATTATTATTGATCATCACCTCACACATGTAAACAATAAGCATAATTATAAAAACGCTACCGTAGATGTAGTAGAGACGTCTTCTTGCGCCAAGAAAATATATATTCACTTTAAATCGCTACTTAAAGATTCTTTAACACCTGCACAAAAGTACCTTATTGCTCTTGCTGATGATTATGATAGCTATCAGTTTAAATTAAAAGAATCTTACGACATTAACTGTTTGTTTATTAACACTCAACGTACTTTAGATATGACTAGAGTGCATAAGTTTATAGAACGCTTTTATAACGGGTTTGATAGTTTTAACACGTTTGAAGTTAATATTATTAAAGATCACATTACAGGTAGAGATAACACCATTAAGAATTTAGAAGTGTACTCAGGTAATGTTAACATTAGTAAGCAACCTATTTATATTGTAGGTACTACTGGCAATAAGTATGTTAATGATGTGTGCGATTATCTTCTCAAGAAATTCCCTGCAGATATTGTATTTTTTGTTAATGCTTCTAGTTCTCACGTCTCTTTCAGAAAAAAGAAAGAATGTACTGTTGATTTGTCTAAACTTGCTAACAAACTATGTGACGGTGGTGGTCATGAATATGCAGCCGGTGGTAAGATTACCGAAGGCTTTATGGAATTCGTTAAACAATTAACCCCTATTCAACAATAATGTCTGGTGTAATTGGAGCATTAGAAAGCGCAGTACTTGAAACCCCAATGGGGGCTTTAATTGAAGAGGAAATAGAAAACGAAATTCTTAAATTTTGTTCGTTTTGCTCAATTATACACAATAAAAAACTTAATAGCGTTGCAGTATTTAGTTTAATCATTAAAAACAAAATATACAAGAAAGTTTTTATGCGCATGGTACAAATTGATAATGAGAAGGAAGCAATATTGCTATTTTTAAAGCATAATTCTAACCTTTGTCGTAGCAAAGTTGTACGAGAGGTACTACAATCGTAGGGAATGAACATACCCGAAGTTTACAATACGTTTCTTGGAGTCTCTAGAGGCTCTAGAAACAAACCTTGGAAACCACGTAAAGACTTTGAAGGCTTTGAAAAAACACCAGACGGCATCTTATGTGCACGTTTAGTATTGTTTTTTAAAAAGTTTCCGCAAATAGACCCTAAAGAGTTTTTTAAAGCTCCGTATGTTATATATAAAGACGAGGATTTATTTCCTCTTAATTTTTATACCACTCAAAAAGCAATAGCTGTTTGGAGTATAATGCAAAAGCAAAAGCTAGAAGAATCGCCTGATACTGAAGGGCAAATAGAGGATATCAAAAAATCCTTAAAGTACCTAGCTGTTACGTGTTATAATGAAAAGATTACTTTAAATCAGTATGCTAGTTCCAAAAAGGGCTATACGTTTAGACCGTTTGTGGATTATGCAGACAAATTAATTAATATATACGTGTTAATTAAGTTGCCTTTTTTCGAAAATAACTTAAACTCACTTAACCTTCAAGATAAAGAACTATACTTAAAAGATGTAGCTTTTAACATTTCAAAATATAAAATGCGAATAGTTACTTCTACTAGAGCAAAGAACTTAATTGATGAAGGTCTCAAACTACTAACTAATAAAATTAATATTGATTAACTTATATACTATAATAAAATAAAATTATGAAACCTACATTCAATCCTAATATGTTCGAAAGCATTAAAAATGCTTTAGAAAGCGCTAAAACAAAAAATGCAGATAGCAACTTTAGAAATATTATTTCAATTGCTAAGCCAGGTAATTACCTAGTTCGTTTATTACCTAACACTAGCAACCCTGCAGAGACCTTTTTACATTATTTTCATCATGGCTGGAACAGTGAGCGGGATGGTAAGTATGTAAGCATTACATCACCAAGTACTTGGCATGAACGCTGCCTAATCAGTGAAGCTTATTTTAAGATCTTAAGAGATGGCACAAAAGAAAATCAAGAAAAAGCTAAAGCTTGTCTTCGTCGTAAAGAAAACTGGTATGTAAACGTTTATGTTATTCAAGATCCTAATGAACCAAAGAATAACGGTACTGTAAAGATTCTTCGCTATGGTAAGCAGTTAAACGAAATTATTAATTCAGCTATTAGTGGAGACGATTCGCAAGAATTCGGTGAAAAGATTTTTAAGTTAGATGAAACTGGTTGCACGTTCCGTATTAAAGCAGAACAAGTAACTGATAAGCCAGGTGCACCTAAATATCCAAAATATACTGCTTCTAAGTTCCTTTCTCCAGGACCTATTGAAGGTTTTGATGAAAGTAAGATTCCTGAAATTTATAATAGTACATATGATCTGAATACATTGGTTGAACATAAAACACCTGATGAAATTCAAGAATTCCTTAATATTCACTTTTATAATAACGAATTCAATACGTCTTCATCTACCCCTACAGAAGTAAATGATGTAGATGATGATGTACCATATGAAGCACCTAAGATTGCTGTTAAAGCAGCTGTTAAACCAGTACAAACTGCTAAACCAGCTCACGTAGCAGTTGAAGATACTGAGAACGATGATAAGGTAAAGGCAATACTAGAAGGTTTAGATAACCTCTAAGCTAAATGACTGAAGAACAACGCAGACAACAAATTATGCAAGCTCGCCAGCAGGCCATGAACCGGCCTGCTGCGCCTGCTATGTCAGATGCAGATGCTGAAAGAATAGCCGGTAATACTCAAGGCTTGACTAAAGAGCAAATGATTGCTATTGCTATGCTTGGCAAGATGGTATCTAATGATATAGGCGGTATTAAAAAGAACGCTGTTGGGGATAGCCTTAAAGTAACGGATGTGGATATGTCTAAAGTTATGCCTTCAAATGTTATGAGAGCAGCTGGTATGCAGATACCACCACAAGCACCACAGCAAAGACCGCCTCAACAACCTGTTTATCAGCAACCTGCACCTCAACAAGTAGAGCATAATAATTTTCAGTTTGTTGCACCGCCCGTGCAGCAGGAACAAGCAATTGTTCAACCATATTCTGATCCTAACCAATTAGAGTTTGATTTAAACAAAAAAGTTCAATACGAAGATATCATGAATGCTATTGATAATCTTCAATCTTCAGTTAAAATGTTAAACGATAAAGTTAACACCCTAATCGAATCTAATAATAAAAAAAAACCGAAGATAGCAAATGGAACTCAAACTGGTTAAAAAAGATTTTGCGGACAACTTCTTAAATGTTGTAAGTAAAACCGTTGATGTCGCATCTATTAAAGTTACTAAAGATGGTTTATACACTATATGTAATAAACCTGACACCAGTATCATATTACTTGGTAAGTATAATTATGTAACGGGGATAGATAATGAACAATCCCTTAACATAGGGGATATTAAAAAACTCTTACGTGTTATTGAGTGTATAGAAGAAGATGATATTACTTTTACTATAAATAGTAATCATCTTTTATATAAGTCTAATACTACTCAATTTAAGTATCATTTCTTAGATGATACAGCTGTACCTAAAGTAGCATTAAAAAAGGAGAAAATAGAAGCATTAGAGCTAGATACGTTTTTTGATATTAACTACAGAAAACTACAAGAAATCCTTAAAGCTAGTGCTTTTGCTACGACTACTAATAAAATTTATCTTTACGGTCAACCTGACGGAGTGTACTGTGAATTAGGTGATAAAGAAACAGACAATACAGATAGTATATCTCTTAAAGTAGTAGATAAAGTAGAAGGTCAACCTTTATCTCAAGTAATACCGTTTAATCTAGATATTTTTAGAGTGTTGTCTGGTGTTAAGTTTGAAAACGCAAGAGTAGGTATAAATCTTAAACTCAAGGTCATGTCTTTTTACGTTAAAACTACACCAGAAACAGAGTTTAAGTTTATTATATCGGGGTTAGTAAAATAATGGCTAACAAGATAACAACACAAAGCTATTTCATAAAAAGACTTAAAGATTCTGGTTACGTGGTCTATAAGATCTTTGATGCATATAGTGAAGCGGATCCACGTAGCTGGACAGTAATGATTGACCCAGGCAATGCATCTGTATTTTGTACTTGTTATGTTAATCACAAAGAATTATTTGATGAAACCTTTTTTGAATTTTATGACGGAGGACAATATATTCCTGAACGTTTTAAGTTGAAAACCGACTCAATTGAGGTTATAATAAGCTATTTAGTAAAATATGGAATCAACAACAAATCAGAGTTATACCACGGGCGAACAGTTTAAGTCCGTAAAATCTTTTAATATGTCAAACGAAGTAAAACACCCAACACTTCCTACAGCTAATAGTAGTATGATTACTACAGAAGAAGATAGGAAAGCTATTATTGATAAAGCAGCAGAAGCGTATTCAACATTTCTAGATGCTCTACGTATTGATTGGCGTAATGACGTCAATAGTGCTGATACACCTCGTCGTGTAGCTAAAGCATATGTATGTGACCTTATTAAAGGTTGCTATGAAGGCCCGCCTAAGATTACTACTTTTCCATCAGATGGTTATGATGGTATTGTTAGTCAGATGAATATACCTGTTGTATCTATGTGTTCGCACCATCACCTATCTTTTACTGGTGTTGCTCATGTAGCTTACATACCTGATAAAAACGGTCAGGTTATTGGTCTTTCTAAACTTAATCGTATTGTAGAACATTATGCTCGTCGTCCTCAAATACAAGAAGGATTAACGGTTCAGATACATAAAGCTATTGATCAACTATGCACAGGCAATCAGGGTGTAGCAGTTATTCTTAAATGTACCCATACTTGTGCTTGCCATCGCGGTGTAAAGCATCACGGTTGTGCTATGATTACTTCTAAGTTATCTGGGGATTTTATGAACGAACCACAAACTCGTAAAGAATTTTATGATTTTGTTGCTTCTGCGGAGCGAGATACTAAGTAATATTAATGGCCGCTAAAAATACAAAAACTGGTGGTAAGAATAATAAAAAGAAAAAAGTAGATTCTTCTACAACTAATACCTCTTCTTTGTCTTCTACAGCGGCCCCTAGTAGCTCTATTGCACCAGCACCTAATAGTCCTTTAAACTTAAACGTTCCATCACCTATGACTCCAGTAGTAATGGATCAAAAGAAGTTTGAAGAGCTTATTAGACACACTCAGCTTGAGTTTGCAAAAGTGAAAAATTCCTTTGTTAAAGAAAAGAAAAAAGAAATTGAAAGCTTAGAAACTCAAGTGAAAGAGTATATGAATCAGTTTATGCTTATTGGATATGATCTTAACGGTAATCCTGTTGAGATGGTATCTGCAAGCAATACAGCTGAATACGATTCTTTACTAGAACGTTTTAGACGTGTAATGTATAAGATTAACCAGAACGTTGCTAATTCTAACGGGGAAGACCCGTATGGACACAATAATTAAAAAGTTAAAATTACAATTTTTACCTGAACAACGTCGCATATATGTGGTACTTGAAGGAAAGTACAAAGGCGAATGGTTAGTAAGGGTAAAAAAAGGTAAAGACAAATTAGTGTTCTTTTCCTTACCGGATAAGTTTATCCGGGAAATTGCTGCAAAAGATTTCGATTGGGGTATTCAAAATAAAATCTTAGAACCAGTAGATGTATTACCTAAAAAGGTATATAATGTGTGCATAGCAGAATATAACCTTAAAGCTACTGATGAACAAAAAAATAACGCTCTTAATCGACGGGAATAATACCCTTCACCGTACTCACTGGGTTGCAAATAATACCGGTCGGTTATTAATAAACTCTAAAGGCGAGAACGTTGGTAGCACGTTCACGTTTATTAAGACTGTTAAGTCTTATGTGGAACATTTTAATGCATACAATGTATACATTGCTTGGGATAAAAAACTAACCAATGAAACTAATTTTAGAAACACTCTAACAGAGGGTTCTTATAAAGGCACCAGAGACCAAGATAGAAACAAAGATGTTTACGCTAGTGCAGAAGGAGTTGTCAAATTAACCGAAACACTTGGAGTGAGGAACATTTTCCCTGGTAAGTTAGAAGCGGATGACGTTATAAGCTGGTTAAGTAAAAATATTGATGGAAAGAAAATCATTATTAGTGTTGATAGAGACTTTATACAGTTAGTTGCAGAGGATATATCCTATTATAACCCTATCAAAAAGCAGCTAATAGATGTTAGTAATTTTGAAGAAGAGTTTAATTTAACCCCTAAAGAATACCTTTATTATAAGGCTATTGTAGGGGACACTTCTGATAATATACCTGGTATAGAGGGATACGGTAAAGTAAAAGGTGTTAAACTAGCTAAAACATATAATAACTACAAAAACAAAGGTGTGTTAGAACTGGAAAGTACTATTAAGGAACACGAAGAGATTATAAACAATAATCTTAAACTTATGGATCTTTCTTACGGTTTAGAACAATATAGTGAAGAGATTGACCTTTACAAACAACAAATACAGAAACTAAAAGAGTTAAAACCGGATTTTATAACATTTAAGCAGATATGTGAAGATCTTGAATTTCCGTCAATAACCACCAGAATTAAAGATTGGCAAGCAGTCTTTAATAAAAATATTAATGATGATTTATTAACTGGGTATTTTAAAGGGTTTGAGTAAGTATATACATGTTACAAAATACAGTAGTACCACGTCCATCTACTTGCACTACATGCGGTACACCTGCAGTGCATCCACGCATTGTACAGGTAAATAGAGGTAAAGACATAGTTACAGAAGCACATTGGATTTGTCCAAGATGCAGTAACAGATTTCTAGTTGGAACCGTAAATATTACCAGCAGTGAAACAAAGAAAAACTAAAAAACTTTTAGACGAAGTAGCTTCTACTACAGGTAAGAAGAAGTTACCACTTAAGGAATCGTCATATTACTCTAACGGATCTAATGGATCTAGTGAGACAGCAAGCGCTTATGAATTTGCTAGAGATTCAGTACCTACTTTGAATAAAATTGAAGCTCTTAGAGATCAAAAAGCTAGAGATAATACACCAGAAGCTTTACCTTACCCTTTTCAGGATTCAGTTAAGCAATTAGCTGATCTTTATTTAATGGCTCAAGACTTAAGAAACAAATCTAGAGAAGCTTCAAAACTGCCCCTATTTAAAGGCAAACAAAGTGAGCTTGATGAGTTTCGCAAAAAGCTGAACGGTGTAATGGTAGAGTGTAAAAAGCTAGCTGCCAATTTAAGCAAATTTTCTCTTGCACCTAGACGTTAACTCTATTTAATAGAGTTGATGAAACAGACACTAATAAGATTATTTAAATCGTTAGTTAAAACGGTATCGTTTTCTCTAATTGTAGGTTATATAGCGCACTTTCTAGGCAAACCATTTCTTGCGTGGTCTGGTTTAGCATTCATTGTACAATTTGTTGCATTTTATATGCTCAATGTATTTCTTGAATATAAAGCAGCTCGAGACACAAGACTATTAATGGTGAAAGAAGCAGAAATACTTTCTCTCAACACTATTAAAGTAGGTTGTGCTTCTTGTAAAAGAGAAAACGACGTAGTAGTACGCGTAGGGCAAGAAAATCGATTTACTTGTGGGCATTGTAAAGTAAAAAATTCTGTTTATTTAATTGCAGAGACCGCTATTGTAACCGAACCTATTTACGATCAACCTGCACCAAACCTTTACCGGACAACAAATGGAAACTAAAGAAAAAATGCCAGACACTAAAATAACTATGTACGAATTTGCTCGTTGGGGCGCTTTACTTGAAGCAGTAGATATTATTGCTGATAAATGTAAAGATAAAGGTATAGACTTTTATGGTAAGGAAGGGTTAAGATACATTAAGCCTTTAGATATACAAGACTATGTCAATATGCGTACAGATACCCTTATCATGAAGTTTAAAACTGCTCAAAATGTTGAGAAGAACTTAATTAACATCAAATGCCTACAAATAGAAAAACAATTAAAACGCTTGGAAGTGATCGAGTAATATTTCTTAGTGGTGAAGTCACTGAATCTAATTCAGTAGATATAGCTAAACAGTTATTTGCATTAGATAAAAAATCTAATAAAGATATACTCTTAATTATAAACTCTGATGGCGGCAATATTGAAGATGGTATCTTTTTAGCAAACACCTTTAAGCTATTAAAAAGCGATGTGGCTATATTAGTACCATCTAATGCTCAAAGTACCGGTACCTTTATATTAGCGACTGGTACAAAAGGTAAACGTATCATAATGCCAGGAGCTGTTGCAATGATGCATGGTTCTATTTATGCTATATCTGAACTACCTCATAAAGTACAAAAGAGCGATATAGATTTTCAAGAAACTCGAGAAAACTATATAGCTCAAAGATTAGTAGAATGTGGATATAAACATAAAGAACACAGTCTTGCTTCAGAATACCATCACTACGTAGATGTAGAAATTATTGAAGCTGGTTTAGCGGATGTAATGATTAACTCTTTAGAAGAACTATATAGGGTAATTAACTTATAAATATTATTATGGCATACTCAGCAAGAATTAAAAAAGACGGGGCTGTAGACATTACCGATGCTCTTACCGGTCAAATAAAGTTTACTATAAGTGCTAAATCCGCCGGTATAGGCGGAGTATCTATAAGTGGTGATACTGCCACTATAATGCTCAAAGACGGCACCACTCAAGTTTACGATCTTAAAAAACGTCAACAAATACGTTAATGAACACAGAGTTTATTATAGCCGATACCTCTGTAAGATATATGAATGCAGCAAATGTGTTACAAGAGTTTCTGTTTTACTGCAAAGATAATAATTGGAGCCGCAATATTGATAACACTGTTAAGTATTCCGATTCTAATGCTGCAATTGATAGTGCTAAAAAACTTAAAGCAGAAGACGGTCTAGATAAAAAGGTATTTTTATTTCAAAAAAACAGTAATGTTATTAATATAGGCGAAGTAAAAGTACCTATTTAATAACAGGTTGAAGCTCTTTAAACTCAAGTAAATACTATTATGCTCATATCTTTAACTAACGCAAATCCGTCTCACAGAAACAAAATAGTGGTTATTAACACTGATTTTATTGTGAGTATGCACCGTAACATTATAACTAGAGAAGATGCTACTGTAGAAGAAGTTACATTTGTACATTGCCCGCCTCACGGTACATGGGAAGTACAGGAAACTATAGAACAAGTTATGGGGTTAATTGCTCCTACTGGTAAGCTTTTAACAGAAAATACAAAAAAAAGCGTAAAGAAAGAAAAGACCAAGTTACTTTAAAGTTTACTCGGGATGTAGGTCAGCCTGGTAGACCGCCTGCTTTGGGAGCAGGATGACGCGTGTTCAAATCCCGCCGTTCCGACCAATTTATTGCATATTACAAATAATTAGTAAATTAGTATATGGAACATTTTCATTACCGAATACCTGGTTGGTTTACCTTTCCTAAGCTTTATACACATATGGTAGAGCGGTATGATAATGCGCACTTTGTAGAGGTAGGAGCTTTTCAAGGTGCTTCTACAGCTTATATGGCTGTAGAAATAGCTAATTCTAAAAAAAATATCAAACTAACAACAGTAGATGTATGGGACCGTTATACTATAGACGGGCTGTCTCTTAAAGACCCAGATAGTGTACCTATTGATTTTGTTTGGCATTTATACAAAGAAAACATTAAACCTGTAGATCATTTAGTAGAGTCTCTAAGAATGAGTTCTGTAGAGGCTGCTAAACGTTTTCCAGATGAATCGTTAGATTTTGTTTTTATTGACGCTAATCATGTATACGAAGCTGTAATGCACGATTTACATGCTTGGTACCCTAAAATAAAAAAAGGAGGACATATAGCTGGACACGACTACACCGCTAATGATGACGATGTGCGTAGAGCAGTAAAAGACTTCTTTGGGGTAAAAGACGATAGATATGCTTGTGGAGAGTGGAGTTGGTGTGTATTCAAGGAGTAACGTGCTACCTGATGTAAACATTTCCCACCAACATAAAGTTATATGGTGGTTACCAACTCGTAACGGTACACGGTCAGTTGGTTTATTTTTAGGTACATTATTGTTTGAAAAACAAGGTAAAGTTATAGGTCCTGAATGGATGCCTACTCACACGCTTTGCTACCCAGATAACATAGAAGGTTATAGTTTATATTTAAATGTACGTAACCCTTACTCTAGAGTCTTGTCATTTTGGCATTGGCATAGAGAGTTAAGCAAGACTGATAAACGATGCCTTGACACATTTAATACCAATTTTTCAGATTATGTTAGTAAAGCCAACTACAAGTTTCTTGATGACCCTCATTACGAAACAATTCTTAAAGCTGTAACCACAAAGAAGAAAATAAAGGCTAACTTTGTTAAATTAGAAAACTTAAAAGAGGATATTTTAAAAATACCCTTTATTGATATAAAATCTCCTGCTATATTAAACAACTACAACAAATACATTGTTAATAATCAATTTTTAAGCGCTGATACGGATTATAGGTTGTTTTACACTGAAGAAACTGCCCAGTTGATATATAATGAATTTAAAGAAGCTTTTAATATGTTTGACTATGATAAAGATAGCTGGAAGTTATAATTTATAAAAATAAATAGTTTTATGATTCACATTGTTACAGCTTATACAAGAACTCCTGTTTTTTTGAATAGAATTTACAAGTCTATTGAAAAACTTAATATAGAGTGTCATTGGTATATTGTTACAACTAAAAAAGACGTTGATGTAACGAATTATAAAAACACCACAGTACTAGTCAAAGAAGATGGAATGCCAATGCATTCCGGTGTTAACCACTATTATGATAAAGTAGAAGATACCGGTCAGTGGGTATATGCCCTAGATGATGATAATTTAATGCACGAAAACTTTACTTTCGTGGTACCACACACTCAAGTACCGGGTAACGACATGCTTGTTGTAAGTCAACAGTTAAAAAATGGTGTAAGAACTATTGAAAACGTAGAAAGTATAGCAGTAATGAAAATTGATCAAGCTCAATTTTTAGTACGTAGAAGTGCAGTAAGTAATTTAAGGTACTGGTTAGTGTATAGAGGAGATGGCCACTTTGCAGCAGAGATGCGTATAAAAACACTAGAAGCCTATAGAGGCGTGATAATACTATATGTAGTAGCTAGTTACTACAACGCGCAAACAGAAATCTTTCCTGTTTAAACGTCCTTTTCGTACCAAGACGTAAAAGCATAACGAATACCATTAGTAGTAGGTCTAACCCCGTGTATATAGTTACGATCGCAAGGAAAACCAAATAAAAGACCGTTTACTGGTTTTACATCAAAAGCATGATCCGGCATTATGGTTTCACCACCATTAAAATTGTCGTTTAAATATATAACACTTGTATACACTCGGGTAGGTACATAATTAGGTATCCATTTGCTTGTTGGTTTTTTATACGTATTATATCCAGTCGCTTCTGGCATACCTAAATCTCGTTCACTTTCTACCTCAGGATACTCACAATCTGCGTGATACACAAACGGTGCAGTCTGAGCACTTACCCCACACCAATTGACCTTCAACTTACCTAATTCTGGAAATTGCTCTTGTACTAACGTTACAGCTCTATCCTGTATTTCTTTTACGTATTTAGCTCTATAATCCGTTTCTTTACCCAAATACATATCTTGCAACGATCTCCAACGGTACCATCTACCCTGTTCATCATTTCTATTGTTTTTTTCTTCTGACCACTTATCTTCAAGAGCAAGGCTTTTAACAAAATTTCTTTCTAGTGTAGTGATAAAATCGCTTACAACTAACATGTGTTTTGCTCTTGATATATTCATAAAGGTATATATATTATTTAAATAATACCTTTAATTATCAACTTTAATAAATATTACGTTATTTGACAACATTTTTGGGCCTGTACCAGATTCGACTCTGTGGCAGATGTACTAGAAGCAAGCAGGATTGTTAGATCCTTTATAAACTAACACAAAAACAAACGGCATCATTCAAAGCCTCAAGAACGCAGTAGCTTCTGTGAAAGAATCTCTTTCCTTTAGCGAAAGCTTCGCACTCGCTGCTTAATCAGCGATCGGTTGTAGTATAGATTCTCGCTATATATTATAACCGTCATTCAGCGAGACTGACTATTCAATGGTAGTAGAATAGCAGGAACACTACCAAACAACTTGTATATCAGCACTATGGTTATACATTTTATTAATAGTGCTAAGCTTGTAGAAACTGGTAAGAACGTTACGGAACACAGGGGTGCAACTCCCCTCAGGTCCACCACTTTATGCCCTCATAGGATAATAGTTAGTCTACCGCACTTTCACTGCGGGCATCCCGGTTCGAATCCGGGTGGGGGTACCATAAATATTATGATGAATTTTAAGCAATACTACACAGAAGCTAGACTGCAAGATAACCAAACCACAGAAGGTGTAGATAATTTTATTGCTGATTTACAAATTACATTTCCGCAATATCAAAACATTATGGAAGATATAAAAAGTGTTATACTTTCCACTAAATGTCCCAGTATAGCTTTTGAGCCTTTAAGAGGCGCCTTAGGTATATCTAAACATGATAAATGTATTATTAATACTCAAATTTTATTAAATAGGAATATAACATATGCTTTGTATGTTATATTTCATGAATTAGCTCATCAAAAACAATATTCAAAGTACGGAGAAGATATAGCAGCTGATATATTTTTAGACAACATATCAGCCGATGAAGCCGCTAAAAAGCTCCTCTCTATCGAAAATACTGCTGACAGGTGGTCTCAAATGATTACCACTAGAATTTTAAACAAGCACGGTATAAAAGTAGATCATATACCAATGATGTATAAAAATGTGAGTTTTAATAATGTAAAACTTTATGTTGAAAATATTAGAAAATTAATTAAAACGAATAGAATTACAACAATAGAACAGGCTAATAATTTAATTTATAGTATGATAAAGTTTTAATTTGTTGTGTAGCTCAGTTAGTAGATCTCTTGGTTTGAGTCCAGGACGGACAACTATCTTTAATCCAAATAGAAGTGATAGTTTATTCCTATGGATATTTTCATTATTATATGAAAATAACGAGTAAGTATTTGTGCTGGTGACATTATCCAGCATAACAACCAAAGCCCCCGGGCTGCGGTTCTAAACAAAACAACAACACATATGCAAGTATTAATCGTAACAAGTTATCTTGCTGTTGGTGGTCTTGTTAGACTCGCGTACGAGGACTATAAGATAGGAAACAGTAAGACAAAGACAGAGTTCATTAAAAGTGTTAAAAAGTTTTGGGTAGGGTTTAAAAAAGCGTGGAAAGACGCTATTTCAGCCCCACATCAACACTTGTTTTAATACTATAAGTTAGTAGCAAACAATACCCAGTATAGAAAACTATACTGGGTTCTTTATTGACAAATCTTAATGCAGCTATAAATACATTTATGAGCTTAACATTACAAGATACAATTGGGGTTATACCTAATGCCTTTCCAGATGATCTTTGCGACACTATATTGCAACTTTATGAAACTGCAGCACTTGAAGGAGAAACGTATCAAGGCTTTTCCGGTCGCGGTACAAACAATTTAAACGTAAAAAACTCCATAGATTTAAACCTTTTAAATTATAGTAACACCCCAGCTATTAAAAGTTTAAATGATAAAATTTGTGATATGTTCAACACAAATATCAACAAATATGCAACGAGCTTTCCTGATCAAGACAAATGGTCAGGCATGAATAATTTTAATTCTCCTACTGTATTTGATGTTTTACAAGTACAAAGATACAAACAAGGAGAAGGTCACTACAATGCTTGGCATCATGAAATAATGGGATATAGATCCTGCAAAAGGTTTTTTGCCATACTAGTATATTTAAACGATGTAGAGGAAGGCGGAGAAACTGAATTTTTATATGCAGGTTTAAAGGTTAAACCTAAAAAGGGTACTCTTGTAATACACCCAGCTGGTTTTCCATACGTACACAAAGGACATATGCCTATTACTAGTGATAAAACTATATTAATCACCTGGCTATGCTTTGATATGCCTGCTAGGTTAGCTGATGCAGTTTAACACGCCCTCATAGGATAACGGTTAGTCTACCGCACTTTCACTGCGGGCATCCCGGTTCGAATCCGGGTGGGGGTACCATTTTTTTTGAATATTAAAGTAAATAATCTTATTATGAGCAAATCAACATCAATAGATATCAATTATCTTTCGTATGCATGCAACACTCAAGGCACATGCGCTTGGTCATTAAGTGCTGGTAGTCCAGATATCGTACAGGTATCTGCCCCTACAGATAATAGTACGGCATTTTTGCCTTCCAACCCGACTTCTTTTGCAAGTATTCTTAAATTAGCTGATAGCGCTATTATTAATCTTTCAGGTTTAGTAGTAGATCAAGCTAGCGAAAACGCAGTAGATGCCAATAATAAAGTCTCAGCAGTACTTGAAGGAGTGTTTGGTAACTCTACCCCCGGTGTAGGCAATCAAATTTTTAGTGTAAAGGGTGGTTGTAGTGTTAGTATTAGAGGCACTTTAAAAGGCGCTGGCAATAGGTTAAATGCAGATATACTTGTAGATAACTGGTCGGATCAGGATTATAGTTCTAGTACTGTTGATTTGACCCAAGCTAAGCACGAAACAGGTAGAAAACTAAATGTAGTATATCGTATTGGATCAAGCAAAGTAATCGGTGACTGTAATAAACTTTTATTACCGTCAATTGGTTTAACAATTTATTTCTATGTTAAACTTTTAGTGCGTAAAGTTATGGGAATCAAGCAGGGACAAAAGGGCCCGAGCTTTTTATAAAAATCCGTTTTACAAAAAAAAACAAATAAACGTATATATTTTTTGGCAATAATATATAAATATAGAGTATGAAGAAACTATTAACATTCCTTACTTTGGTAGTATTAACAACTGCAGCTATTGCACAAGTAGCTGATATACCTTCACCTATTACTGGTGTAAGCGTAAATGCTGGTTTTACTTCCAAACTTATTGACCGTGGTAACTTAGCTGGCACTGATTATATCACTGCTGGTGTTGGTTTAGACGTCTACAACATTGATGTTGCTGTAGAAACGTATAGCCGTTACAATGGTTTAACAACATTCAGTTCTACTACAGTAGCTGGTAAAACAACTACAGTAGCAAAAACTGATGCATCCGGTCTAAAGCGTATCTATACAACATTAGGTTATGTTTTTACATCACCTCTTGCTAATCTTACGCTTGGCGCACAACTACGTAACACACAAGGTAGTGAGTTACTCGCAGGTGGTTTAACCAGCGACACTCTACCCTTTGTAAAGCTTAATGGTAAGCTTTTCGGTAATACAGTTGTTTGGGATGGTGTAGCTGTTGACGACTTAAAGAACCGCACTAACAACTATGAAGCGAATTTACGTCTTCCAGTTGGAGTAGGTTATGGCTTAAAGGTTGTACCAGCACTTGGTGTTGGTTTTAACGATCCAAGCGCTAACACAATACCTGCTTTTGCTGCTAATAAAAAGTATGCAACAGCTGGTGCAGGCCTTGAATGGAAAGGCTTACAGGCTAACTTATTCGTACATCGTGGTGATTTCACAAGCACAGCTTCTCAAATCACTGGTTACACAGTAGGTTATTCCTACAAATTCTAAGTTATACAAATACTTAAACAATTAACCCCTTACTTCGGTAAGGGGTTTTTTATTGTTAATAACCGTAAGCTACACCTAATTGTGTACGTCCATCGTATGCAAAATTAGCATAAGGGCCGTTCTTGTCTACATAATGCATAAAGACCTGTATTTGTTTGGTACCTTCAGTATAAGCATTACGCCAATGAGGTATATCCAGGCCTCTATAAACTAACATATCACCAGCTTTAAGGTAAACTGGTATGTTTGTTTTTTGTTTGTTCTGTACCCATATAGGCCAAATATCTCCATTAAGCTCTACACATAATGTAGCAGATATTTCACAAGATGGCCTATCAACATGTCTAGCCATTACTGCTCCTGGATAATAGATACGAGAACAGGCATAAGTTGGTAATAACTCTAAGCCTGTTAGTTTTTCCATCTTAGGTTTAAGCATTTGCAATAAACCTTCAAATATAAAAGTACCGTTTGCTATTAAAGATGTGTCAGAGTTGATAGTAAAACTATTTTCTACCATACCATCTTTAAATGCAAACTTATCGTTTTTATCTGTTTTTTGAGTAGCATATACCCAATCTCGATACAACTGTACCTGATTAGATAGTAATTCTAGTACTTCAGGATCTACTATTCTACGATATGTTTCGTATCCGTCGTCTTTAAAAGCCATACAAATACTTAAAAACTTTTATCTTTATGCAACTGTCTTCTTTTTTAAAGCTTGACTTTTATGCTCAGTTATATGAAACTGTAAAGCTCTGTTTAGTTTTTGTGCAAACTTCTCTGGTACGATTCCGGATTGTTCTTGTAATAGAAGTTCTTCTTTAAGAGCTTTTAAGAACTTTTCGGATAAGTTAAAATTACGTGGATAAAACAGTCTTTTTTCCTGTTTTAACATACCATAGTTTTCCATTAAAGCTTGAAATTTCATAAGATTCGTTTACTATACTTACTTGATTTATTTAAAATAACATATAACATATACAACAATATGAGCAAAGAAGAATACGTCCAACTTGATACGGTCAAACACGCCCTTGAACAAATCGTTCAAGATAAAGAAGTCATTGAACAAGTGCTTGCTGCTTTAAATGAAGCAACTGTAGCTCTTAATGAAACATCCGAAGTTGCCGAAGATACCGGTACTGATTCAGAAGGCGATGAAGCACCAAAAGTAAAAAAGCAATACGTAATTGTTGTTTCTGATACCACCGGTCTTATTACTAAAGACTTAGTTGGCTGGGTCTTGCAAATACCAGAAGATGAAGATGTGACTGCTGTAATGGATGGTATTAAAAAGAGTGCATATAACTTTAATGCTTCTAAGAAAGGTAACAAATATCCTGTATCTTCTATTGGTCAAGCTTTAGCAAATGTTAGCAACAAGTTCTTTAAGCCTTATAATATATCAGTAAAAACTAAAGAGCCTGTACTAGTCGTTACAACTAATAACGTTTTACCAAAAAGCTAATATGTCCGGTAAAGGTTCAAAACCACGCCCATATTCAGTATCTCAACAGGTATATGCTGATAATTGGGATAATATCTTTAAAAAGGATAAGCCCAAAAAGGAAAAGAAAGTTAACTCTCTTTCCTCAAATCCCCGGGGTAAAACTTAAACCTGTTATGATTAATAGGGGAGGCTAGTAATAGTGCTCCCCTTAATAATCCTTTAACTGTTAATTGATACATATGAGACATCCATGTTTGCTCAAATGGACGTACCCAAGTAGTATCTAAGAACATTTTTTGGTTGCCCTCTCTTGAAACTAATTGAGGCCAGTTGCAGTAATATATCTCTCCATCTGCATACGGCAGCCCTTCAAGACTACGTATATTGTTAAATTTGGTTTCCGGAGATTCTGGATCTAAGCCTTCTGTAGGTAAGTTTGGTTTTTCTGGCCAAAACTTTTCTCTAAGATTTTGAGGTACATTGTACCATGCCCATTGCTTTGAGTTGTTACCGTAAAATTCAGTAAAGCTAAACTTAATAAAGTCATAATTGTTAGCAATCATAATTTTATGTACTTTATTATATAAATTAGGTACATAACCTTGGAAGCCGTTATCACATAGTTCAAAAGAATTATCTTTTAAGAGCATATCATCTTCTAAAAAGATATAAAAATCGTGATTGGTTTCTTTGAAATGCTCTGCAATAAACTGTCTTCCACCACAAATACCAAGGTTTTCCTTCTTAATATGTGTAAAATTATACTTTTCGCATAACTCTAAGTATCTAGGGGTTGTTTCCAAATCCGTACTATTATCTAACAAATAGTTTTTAGTATTAGTAATAAAGCCAGGTTGAGTTAAATAACTTTCTACTATGGTTTGGAATTGCTCTGGGGCATTAAACGTTATAATGTAAAGAGCAGTAATAGTCTTGTTAAGATCTACTATTTTGTTCTCTTTTGTTTTTACTGTTATCTCGGGTTTATCTAATACAATGTTATCGTTTTTAAGTTGCTCTGCAAAGTAGTTAATTAAACCATTACCCTCTATCATAAACCGATTAAAAACTTCCGGTTCTAGATAAGACATAATAGTAAAGATGCTTTCTTCTGTACCCATGTACCCTTGCTCAAGAGACATCCGTAACAAGTGATAGTACATACCATTAGCATGTTTAATTACATCTTTATGCCCACCAAACAATCCAGCTCTACATACATATTTTACTTCCTGAGCTTTTGCAAACTTGTTCATTCCTTCTCGAGCAAAACCGTGTATTTCGCTATTGCCTTCATAAGGAAAGGATAAAAATAAAAAGCTCTTTAAATACGGTTGTATTTTATTTAGAATTTTATCGTGAGTAAAATAACCGGCATGTACGGTGTTAGTTATACCACCATCTATCCATATAAAGTAATCTGTATTAAAAGGGTTATAACATACAGCATCGTGTACCATAAACATTTTAGACATAACCATAGGGTTATACATCTCTAATGTTGCTTGAGTACTATTACGTAACCAATCAGCTTGTTTTAACCAATTTTCATCTTTACGTATTTTTTGTATTTGTTCGTAGAAGTCAAACTTGGTTTTAAATTCTTCAACCTCTTTAATGAACACTCTTGTGTTATGGTCCCTTCTATTTTCCCAAACAATATGTTCATACTGTTTTTCAATATAAATGACCATATTAACATCGGTCTGTAAGAACTTTACAAAGTTATCAATATAATGCTGGAAAGGTCTTTTGAAGCCCTCTCCGGCTTGATCTCTTCTTAAGTCCCAAATACCTGTTACAACTGTTAAATTATTGCTCATTAGAATCGTTTTACAATTAAATTATCTTCAATAATAAGACAATCAAGTTTTGTATTGTCATATACTTTAAAGGCATCTTTTACTGTAGTTAATATAGGTTTACCTGCTACATTAAAGCTAGTATTAAGTAGTACTTCATAACCAGACTCTTTACCAAAGGCTTTTAATAGATCATATAGCCACTCATCTTCTTCTTGCTTAAGTGTTTGCACTCGAGCTGTACCATCGATATGAGTTACAGATACTAGCTTACTTTTCCATTCTTCTCTCACATCAAATGCAAACGACATATAAGGAGAATTTTCAATAACATTAAAATAAGTGTTGGCTGTATCTGCTGGACATACAGGTGCAAACGGTCTATACCACTCTCTATTTTTTACTTTAGCATTGAGTATGTCTTTCATGTTCTCTATACCGGGATCGCATATAATACTTCTATGGCCTAGTGCTCTTGGTCCGTGTTCACTCAAGCCTCTCATTACCCCGATAATTTTTCCTTTACGTAATAAATCCACTGCAGCAGGTATTGTAACCTTACTAATATCAGATGCATTACTATGGTCATACAAGTACTCTCCAATTGAACCGTAATCCAATATAGGTACACCGTTTCTTGATACATCCACTTGGTATTCTGGTTTAATATACTCAAACAACATACCTATTGCTTGACCACAGTCATTAGAGTTGGATGCCACGTACATATCCCGGTTATAACGCTTTTTAATGTTAGTATTAAGTAATACGTTAAGAGCACACCCGCCTGTTGTACAAATAGGTAAATCCGGGTATTGCTTAGCTATAGGATCAAATATTTCAAAGAATATATCTTCAAAAGCTTGCTGATGAGTAGCAGCAATATCATAAGCTAGTTTATCTTTAAACCGATTACTCAAATTAAAAGCCAAACCAGTTTTATCTGACAATTCTTTAAGCTTTTCTTGATAGTTAATACCATCCGGTTTACTGTAGTAAAACTCTTTAAAAGCAGGTATCCACTCTTGTCTAACAGTGCCATACCCGGTTAACCCCATTAATTTGCCAGAATACACAAGATTACCATCGCTTAAAGAACCTTCCATTTTTATGTCATTCATGTACTGGCCCATAATCATGTAAGCAAAGCCAAGATCTACTTTTGTGTCATATACCGGCACACATCCTTCAGCTCTTGTAGCAGTATAAATGTTAAAGAAACCATCTTCCCCACCACCGTCAAAAGATACTATTAAAGCACTATTAAACGGAGATTGATAAAAGGTACCAGAAGCATGAGACCGGTGATGCCATGCCCCCATCTTCTTTTCTTTAGATTCAATTGCTTCATGAAACATACGCTTTACGTCATCATGTAAGCAATCAGTTCTGTTCCATATTAATAGGT